CTTTTCTTACGAACAATAACTTTTACAATTTTATTTTTGTAAATTGAAGTATTGAACAACTTATAGTTAGTATCATCATAATATACGTTATAAAATAATTTATAAGGATTATTAATTGGAGTCAGTTCTAAAGTATTTGTATCAAATATATGAAATCCTCTTGTATCATTTACATCATTCCAATACATTTCATATGGATTTCCAAGATAGTATATCTTACCATCAGTTGAACGAGTATGGAAATGTCCAGAATAAACTCTATCGAACTTATCAAAGACACTTGTATCCATACCATTTTCCATCATGTGACCACGAGTTGCTCTGAATCCATTGATTTCCAGATGACCCATTGCAACCTTTGACTCACAACCATCAATTAGTTCTTTTGTTTCAGCAAAGTTCTCAGAATTAATCCAAGGTAACATCAATATCTTTAACTTATCAATCTCAATTTCAGTTGCTTTTGAATATAACTTAATATTTGGATATGCTCTTAATAAAAGTTCTGGTGAATTTACATAATTAGTATCTTTATAGTAACAATCATGGTTTCCAACAATCGCATAAACATTGTACTTTTTAAGTGGTTCAAATACAACCTCCTTTGACCATTCCAGACTTTTGAGGTCAATAGACTTACGACTATCAAATATATCTCCCATGTGAATGACAGTATCAATTTGATATTTTTCTAGAGACGGAAAGAAAATATCACGATAAAACATCTCAAAGTAACTATTAAATGTAAAAATACAATAAAAATTATTGCGACCAATCCTAGTTTCATCGATTAGATTTGTAAATAATATTGTCTTTAATTGTATTATAATCAGAACTACTACCAGACATCGCACTATCATCTACAGTCATCACTTCATCATAACCACTCTTCTCAATGATCTTTGTTTTAATATCTAATTGTTTTTTCTCCTTTTGAATTCTTCTTAGGAATGCATAGTGAATAATTTGAGTGAAGTAAGCAAAAGGATTTCTTGATTTCTCAGGATCAAAGTTATGAATATACTGTACACAGTTCTCAATTCCGTCTGATATCATATCATCACGGAACATATAGTTTACAAAGTTTGGTTTATATGACAAGTGTGTCGCAATCTTTAAGAAACACTCTCCAAGGTAATTTGTAATACGTGGTTTTGGTAAATCATTTTCTTTAGCATGGGCAACTTTTGCTCTATAAACGATAAGTGCCTCTAAGAGTTGCTTATTATTTACATAGTGTTCTGACTTTTTTCTAGGCATAGCATTGGTTTTCCGTGTCTATTGTAATCATTATAGCATACTATTTCATTTATACAAGTCAGGTAAATCTTTACATACTTGACAAGGTATTCAAATATGTGTACAATACCCTTTGTAAGGGTTGGAAGGGATATATTAGGTTTCTTTAGGTTCTTGATTAATCTTAAAGAGCTCTTCAAATTTTTTACGAGCGTTCTCAACTGAAGATACATATCCCATCGTATTTGTGATTTCAACTTCTTGACTTGGTAGAGATATATCAACAGTTCTTTCATCTTCTTCATCTTCAATAAAATTGTCATATATCGCAATCAACTTCGCATCTCTACTCTCAGTCATTGTCAAAATTCGATCAAGTCTCATCATAAAAATATCATCAGAGGATAATTCAATCCAACGATTAACTTTAATATAACTACCTTTTGGAGAATTTATCATTTTCATTACTAATGGATTTTGAAGAATTACAATTGGATCTTCTTGATCGTGGTCAATCGAAATCAAGGCAAAGATTTCTTCACCTGATATAAGTTTGATTATGCTGTAGAACTCTTCTCCCATTATTTTTTTAGAGGTATGTTTACTATATCATAATTAAAGTTTTCTTGGTTATAAATTTTAATTCTTTCAATCAAATGATTCAAAGTATAATTTTTCTTTGATTTGTAACTAATATCATCGGCAATGTCATATAGAGTCGCTTTTGTTTTCTTGTCACTTTTTCGAAGAACTCTTCCAATTGATTGTAAATTTCGAATTCTTGATTTAGATGGTGATGCAAAAATTACGTTGTGTAAATTTTTGATATTAATCCCAGTTGAGAAAGTCCCGTACGAGGCAACGATAATAGCATTATTCTCTTGCTCAGTGATTGCTCGAACTTTCTCTCTGTCTTCGGTGTCCACTCCACCATGAATAAAAAAGACATTTCGACTCTCAATAATATTATTATTATTTATCAATTCATAAAGAGGTTCTCCATGCTTCTCAACTCTCGCAAATAGTATTAATGTATTACCTTTAAGATCAAGAGCAAGATTTTTAATAAAGTTATTTCGACGATCATGACCAATTATATATTGAACTTCTTCTTCAAAGTTTTCAAATTTAGTTGGTGGGTGTTTCAATAGAAGCACATTGATGTCCAGTTTGGCAAGATGACCCTTCTTCATCAGTTCTTCTGTCTTGATAATTTTATATGAAGGTCCGAACAATCCCTCAAGAACCCACTTATGTGTTTGCGTTCCATCAAGAGTTCCTGTAAAACCGTAACGAAATTTTGCGTTGTCAAGTTTCGTCATTATAGATATTAATGACTTTGATTTAAATTGGTGAGCTTCATCCCCAACCACTACAGAGAATCTCTCAAAATATTTTCTGGGGAGTTTGTAGATTGATTGCCAAGTAGTAATAATGACTTGAGAGTCCGTCTCTCTTTCTTTACCTGCGTAAATTTTATGACACCATGAACCTACGTCCCAACCATA